CCTGGACCATCTGCCTCATACACCTCAGCGGTAAATGTATCTAACTCAGGATATAGATCTTCATATCCAGTAAACATATCTTTAAAAATATGTTCTGGTTGTATACCCCAAAAGTCATGTATACTATTAATCAAGTATTAAACTCCGAAATAAAAATTCATTAAGCCAACAAGTATAAGAGTTACTAATACACTGTTTAACATAACAAGTGCTCTATCATGCCACAACAGTCCTACCCAAAGCCAGCCGAGTGTACCAACTAATCCAAACCACATGTCTATGTGCGGAACAGTTCCTGCAGCTCTAGCCGAAGTTGCTATTACAATAAAAACAACTGAAATCCACTTTACGTACCACGATAAATCACCCTTAGGTGTTATCTTTTTAAACACTCTTGTAGAATTAAGTGCTTTAATTTTATCGTTTAATTTTAAGCGATCTTCCATTAATCTGGGCGGCCTACACTTTCAAGTATAGTTTCCAGTTGATCAAAATCATCTCTTACTTCGTGTAGTTTACCCTTGTGTGCTATTTTAATAGCTCTATTAATAATCGCTGGTTTAATGTCCATTTCTTCTGCAACGTGCTTAACTGTATCTTTTAAACCCTCATTGAGAGTTTCAACTTCTGTTATAACATGTATGCCTTCTTGGATTAATGTTTTAAGTTTTGCTATATCGTCTTGATTGAATGTAATGCTCATAGATTTTCTCCTGGTTAATTAGTCTTTATTATAGACTATAACTAGGTTAAAGTCAATTGTTTTCTTATGATTTTTTGGGTATTATCAACTATTTGCTGAATATCTGTAATTTCATTCTCTTTATATGATTTACCAGATTCTAGTGTCGCTAATGCAAATAGCCTCTTTTCTTGGGTATATTGAAATAAACTTTCATATTTTCCAAATATATAACACATAGTCTTTAGTCTGTTTGTTGTACTAGTTAAACTTAAATTCCATCCTTCGTATCCATTTGCCATTTTGTATTCTTCTACCCATATTTTCATGTTATGGTTAGGAAATATTCCCAATGCAAAATATGTTACTGCTGGATCATTTAACCAATCATCCATAGCAAGTACAACGTCTGCATGTTCTGCCCATGTTACATCTTGAGATAAAAATTGGTTATATAAATATTTCCATGTGTCAAATAAACTTACAAATTTATTCATTTCGTTACTGTATTCTCTTTGTAAAAATAAGTCTATGTAATGATAACAGTTTTCACCCATAATAGTAGTGACTACTGTTATTGGAAGTTCGTGTTCGTTTCTCCATTTAATAATATCTGCTGTATTTGTTGCATGTGTAAACAATGCTATGTGTTTGCCTGTATGCAAATTATCCCACTCATTACATAAGTTTTGTAATGTTTCTAATTTTATATTCTCATTATTTCTTACGTCGTGATTATATGTTTTTGCGAAAGAGTTTGGAATGTTCCACCAATCTTCAATTACTGTAGCATCGGCAAATTTAGAGCCTGCTTCTTTTAGCCATAAGTTATTATGAACTACATTGTAGAATTGTGGACTTTGGTTGATTATGTATGTTAACGCACTGGCGCTTATGGCACTGCGAGTGCATACTAGATATATTTGACTCATATTATTAATGTCTGTTTGTTTGTTCTAAGAACTTAATACGTTTCTCAAGTTCTTCTATTTTTTTAGATAGTTTAGGATTTAGTTTTTTCCAACCTTCTGGGTCTTGTTGGAACCAAGTCCAGCCCCAACGATTAACAAAGTAATCTAATAGTGCTTCCCATTTGCTGTATGCCCAGAAACTAATTCGGGTGCCACGCATGTATGCGATAAACAACGCACCAAATATTGCACCAACTAGTGCTGTGTAGATCCATAAACGATCTGTAGCCATTCTTTCTATAATTTCCCACATATTATCTTGCTTTCTTTAAGATACCAATTTGAGCTTTGCCTTGGCTTCTTGCGTCACTGTCTATAAGTGGCAATGAAAAAGAAAGTCTGCTAAGTACTGGATCTAAATTATCAACATCAAAATACAAACTAGTTCTAATATCTTTTTGTAAAATTAAGAAAGCATCATCGCCTTGTGATGCACCATAATTTTTAACAGCTAGTTTAATTAAATCTGATGCTTTTACATTAGTTCCACTTTTACCTATTTGCGTAGCAAGAGCACTAGCATCGTTGTGCTTAAATATTGATTGTAGTATTTTTACTGAGTGTTTTGGCTGAAGCCCATACTCTTCTAAAAATGCACTATAGTTATTTGCATTAATTTTATTAATGCTACCTAATTGTTTGGCTTTTACAGTATCTTCTGGGACTAGTGCATCCCAAAATTCTTTATTTTTATAAAGTTGACCTAGTGTTCCTGAAGTAGGAGATAATCTACCACCCGATGATGTTAGGCCTGATTTAACTTCAACAGGCTTACCATTTACTTGTATGTCACCTTTACCACCTGTTAATGTAATACTTGGACTTAAAATTGCAAGTGCAAATTCACCTGGTCCTTTATTAGCTTGTAGAAATGCAGGATCATTAAACATTGTATCAAATAATCTTTTACTAAAATCTGTGCCTACTAGCCAGTCACCCCAACTAGTTAATGGCTGCAATAGTGCCTTTGGATCTACATGATTTACTGTGCCCAACGTTTTTGCGAATGCAATTCTTTCTTCCGTTGTACCTTCTGTTTTATCAATAGCATTAACTAAACCTGCTACAAATCCCTCTGCATATGTTTGATCTTGTTCTTTACCTGTATTCTTAGGATCGATTGCTGATAAAACTCTACTCTTAAGATCACCTTCAGTATCTACAGTCATGTTAGCAATAGTTTTCCATAATTCATCTATGACAGCAGGGTTTTCTTGCATCTTATCATAGATACGTCTCATTTTCTTCACTTGATCTTTTCTTTCTAATTCAAATAAGTGTACTAATCTCATGTTATTTCCTAATGTTCATTCTGTCTATTGTGGTCTTCAACTTCTTCTTCTAATTCTTCAAGATGTTCTTTTAGTTCTTGGATTTCTGCTTTAATGTATTCGATATTAATATCTTGTACTGCATCATCTGGTAATGCACCAAGTTCACCTCTGGGCCACTTGATTCTAAATTCTGTATTCACTACTAGAGTATCTTGCATTCTAACTACATCTAATTCTAGTTGTGCTATTTTACCTTGTAAAGAAAAGTAAACAGTTGCGATAGACATTATCATTATGACAATACCTACAAGACTTTTCATGTCTAGGTTTACTTTACCTGCTTGTGTCAGATCCACTCCGTTGGCCATTATCGCTCTCCTACTTTTTAATCGCTTTCCAAAGCTGATTTATTAACTTATCTTTTCTTTCTCTTCTATCAAGTTCTATGCCGTAAACTCTACCTACTTCTTCGAGTTTAACTTTAGTCATTTTTGATAAATCTTTTTTATTTTTAAATTTTGGTTTGACTACTATTGGGTTAGTCATATTTTTCTTTACTTCTACTTTAGGCTTTGCTACCCATACTTGAGGTTTAGCACCTTCGCCAAACATTTTTTTAATCCAATTAAACATAATTATTATCTCCTTTTATTATGATAATCATAATTATCAGCATAACGGTCATAATCAGTAGCATCTATATACATGTCTTTATCTGGATCATAATATAAATCTTCTTTAGGATCGTAATATACTACTTTACCTGACTTTGTCATTATAGGCCCTTCTAGTCCATCACGCTCTTGATATCTTTCTGTATCAAGTCGTGGTAGTGTGTGTTTTTTCGTATGTGCTTTTGCTATATCTTCAATGCCTTCTGCTCTTTGTTTTTTCCACTTGGCTTTCTCAATAATACGATTAGCATGTTTTTGCATATCTTCTGCCTGCATTTCACCAATTGATCTTTGTCTTGAGCTTTCTAAGTAATGATATAATGAATCTTCTTGTGCTAATTCTCTTGGTGATAAATGATCACCTCTATCTCTAAGTTCATCAAATACTGCGATTTCTCTTTCTAATTCTCTTTGGCTCATTGCTCCAGGGTGTTTACCTGAGACTGTCCACGGTGATCTACTTGGGTCTATTTCATTTACAACTTCTTCCTTAAGGTTATTTTTTCTAATAACATCAAACAGTTTTTGTTCAATAGTATTAATATTTTTATTATGAAGCTTGTCTAATGCATCTCTTTTCTTATCACCATCGTCTTGTCTTCTATTTGTTTCTTCTGATTGTGCTGCCATTGCTGACATTAAATTATCTGCATGTGGATACTTGACTTGGAGAGCTTTAAGAGCATATGATGTTTTTGCATCAAACCCTTTTAGATCTTCTTTGCCGTCTCCGTCTTCATCTGCTTCTTTAACTATTGATTCGTTTGCTCTTTTTAATGCCTTCGCTACACTTGGATGACTTGCTAAACCTTTTGCAAGTTTCTCAATGGCTGCATAAGCACCATCATAATTACCATCTCTGTATCTTGGATCATTTAAAATTCCAAATGCCATTTTAATTTGTTTTGGAGAATATTTATTTAATGTATCGTCGTGACGCCTGTTATTTGGATCAATAACTTTCAAAGATGCAAGTTTATCATCTTTGTCAATAGTAACTGATTCCGTACGGTGGCGACCAACATTAAGTTTTTCAAATGCACTTTCCATGTTATCAATCATCTGCTCATAGCCACCAAGCATATTTCTAATGTTTTGTACCATATCAGAACTGTTATCTTTGCTTTCAATGTCTTGTAGGTTAAGAAGTATTTTTCTTACTCGCTTTAATTCTTTTCTTAAATTATGGATTTGAATACCTTTATAATCATTATAATCTTTTTGCCCTACTTTTTTGACATTGTCATGATAAAGGTCATCTGCTTCAGCTTCTTCAACATATGGATACAAGTTATCTGACAGATAACCTTCTAATCTTTCTGTTGGAATATCTTCCAGTAACTCATCAATTGAATTATAATCACCATTACGTGCATCTTTATCCATTTGTGCCGCAACCTTTTTAAGTAAGCCTAAACTGTGTTCTTCGTTTAATTTAGTTTTTATTTGATTATATTTCATTTTATTTCCTCGATTACATTCCGTATAATTCTGTAGATTTGTCCCAACCATCATGTAATTCTTTTAGTTTGTCTGCCATTCTATACATTTCGCCTGTACCTGCTTTATCACCACTGTTAAAAAACAAATGGCTATTTTTATATCTATAAGTTATAGCTTGATCTAAATGACTCATAATTTCTTCTAATTCTGCTTTAACATGGTCTGTGTGTTGCTTATCTTTCTCTCGATAATGTTCAGCACCTCTTTCTTCATCGTCTTCTTCTATACTTTCTTCATTACTTTCAAGCATATGCCAATATTTTTTTACAATACCCATACGTGCTTCTATCTCATCTGGATTAATATGTCCACGAGCATAATGGTCTTTTTGAATTTGCATCATTAACCTTTGTTCTTCTTCAGTACCAAAATTGTTTGCCATTTCTACACCATTTTCAGTGTGGTAATTATTATCTTCGTTTGAAAGAAATTCTGCTTTAGTAAACATTATGATTTCACCTCTGCTTCAGTAGATTCTGCCCATCTATTAGAAGTAGTATTGTGATGGCCTTTAGGTGGTGCAATTCCGTCATCATTATAATTGCGTTTTCTATTTACGGCTTTTTTAATTAACTTTTCATCAGATGCGGCGTTTTGTGCATCTGCGTTAGCCTTGTCTTTTGAAGATTGTGCCTTTGCTATTACCGTTGGAGCAGCAGTTGCTGATCCAGTCCCTGGCACGCCACCGGATATAGTAACGCCTTCTAATACTTTTGACTCTTTATGCTTTTTCTGAGCCGCTTTCATTGCTGACTTAAATAAGTCTTTTGCAACAACTTGAAGATCATCACTTGCATTTTTATCATCAAATTTCATACCTTCTGTTACTTCAACTTCTTTTGTTTCAACAACTGCTTCACCTAATTCTAA